GAATCCAGACGGCCGCTAATATTAGGTATTATAATCAATTTACCATCTGAACGCCAAGATTCAATCTGTGCTTTTAAGCCTGAAGGGGTAGTATCATGAATTGAATATGTATTTACAACAAGTCTATAATTATCGGGTTTTAAAAAATCTTTACCAGTTATTATAGCTGCTGGATTACTAAGTAAGTCTGTAAACTCCTGCTCGCTCATTTTTAAATATTTTGGTAAATGTGATAAACATATTGTAGTTAAATCAATTCTTGCACGCTCTCCATCTTTTAGATCTTTGGATAAATCTGATTGAAAAATACTGGAAAATTCTTCGACAGACTCTATTGTTAATTTACTACCTAAAAAAGCTTTCATATCATTATGTAGTTCAGTAATAAAATTAGGATATGTGTTCTTATCTGCATTTTTAATAGGTCCTAAATAACGATTATAATCACTGCCTTCCTTACACAAAGGTAAAGTTAAACCGCCTTTTTGCTTATTTCCACCATTCTTTATGCTACCGCTCTGCTCATTTTGTTGTTCTAATTTATAATTAATGTAAAAATATAATAAATTGTTAAGGTTTTCTACAAAATTTTTATAAAGCAGTTTGCGATAGAATATAGTAGCATTGTAATACTGTGTATAATCACTGTTAAAATGTATTTTACAATTTTCTCTAAAAATCTCATATAGCTTTTGTTTTTCCACAACCTCTTCTTTAGTTAATATTACTTCTTGAATATTATCGTCTTTATATATCTTAACTGATTTACTCGCTAATTCCTTATCTGATCTCACTAATTTACTTGCTGATGATTCCTTACCTGTTCTAGTCACTGATTCCTTACCTGTTCTAGTCACTGATTCCTTATCTGATCTCACTAATTTACTTGCTGATGATTCCTTACCTGTTCTAGTCACCGATGCTGTCGCTGATTTCCCTACAATACCTATGCTATTATGAGTTGCTTCATTTTCTAATAACAACTCAACATCCCTGCCTCCTTTTTTTTTTAATATATGCGGATGCTTTTCAGTATCTAAATGCAAAAATTTATTAGCAATTGATAATATTAATCTTATATTATCAATTACAAAACAATTTATATCTTCGGTATTAAAAGAATATTCTGTATTAGTCTTGTTATTTTTACTAATATTAAGTATTAATTTTTTAAAATGATCCTTAACTATTTCTAATTCTTTTGTTATTTTTTCATCTAATATTGGTTGTTTCTGTTTACTATTGGCCATAAAATAACACCTTTTCTTACATATAGTTTATATTTTATATTTTATAATTTATACTTCTTTTTACAGCTATTGACAATAGCAAGTATAAGTCTATCAATAGAGCTTATATGCTTTTTATTTTTAAATATAAAAATTGATATACGAGAATATATACATACTTGTATATCCGAATATCATTAAAATATGGTACTAACACATATATTTCATTTATCTGATTTACATATACGGAATGGTGATAATACTTACTCGCGATACGAAGAGTATAAAGAAGTGTTCAAGAATACCATAGCATCTATTAAAAAACAAATTGAAGTCTTAGAGCTTTTCTTTGATAACTTTATTATAGTCATTACGGGAGATATTTTTCACAATAAAAGTGTAATTGGTAATTATGGTCTCATAATGTATCGCAAGTTTATCCAGGCGTTGTCTGATGTAGGCAGAACTTATATTATTTCAGGTAATCACGATTATGATCAAAGTGATATCAATAAGCCTTCGCTCGTTTATTCTACTACTTTTGCCATTCCTAATGTATTCGTATTAAATACTACGACCTCTTTTATCATAGATGATATAGGCATATCTTTTGTTAGCATAGATGAAACTTTGGATAATTATAGAAATAGTGGGAGATTACAAGATTTGCCACCATTTCCTACTATATCTGGTAATGTCAGATATAAACTAGCTCTATTTCACGGTTCTTTCGCTGCCGCTAAACTATATAATGGGAAAACAGTAGAAGACACTTTTAACCCTTATCCCTTAGAATGGGTGAGCGATTTTGATTATGTACTATTAGGAGACATCCATAAAAGACAAGTGTTCTCTTATAAAAACAAAACTATTTGTGGATATGCCGGAAGTTTAATTCAACAGAATTTTGGAGAAGACATAGTAAATCACGGCTATCTCATATGGGACTTATATAACAAAGATATTAAAAAGGTAAATGTATATAATGACAAAGGCTTTATTAATATTAGAGAAAATGACGATAGCGCAGCTAGCGCAGCTAACACAGCGAACAAAGATATTATGATAAGGATTAATGGAAAATATGAAAGAAGACTTGAAGATTATATAAGAGACAATATAGATATAATTCCTAAAAACTTAGATATTAAAAGGTTCTCTAATATTAATATCTTTAATCTCAAGAGCATCTTGGAAAAATACAATATTAAATATGTAATTACAGAAAAAATAGACAATTTAAATAACTTTGCTCATAATCAATCACATAATATCTCTTGTACTAAAGATACAGATATATCTTCATCGTGTTATGAAGAAATTATCAACAATGATGCTCTTATAAACTATTTTAAACCCTTGCTAACTTCTGAAAATTTATTGTTGCTCAATAATATTATTAAAAATAAAGAATTATTATTGATAGATGTCGACAATTATCCTGAAGAATTGCGCGAAGAATGTTTGAAAATAAATAAAGAGCTTATAGCTGTAATAAATACCTGTAATATTACTGATGATACCGCGATAACACCTAAATCACTCTATAAAATAAGATATCTTGAATGGGAAGGATTGTTATGTTATGAAAATAAAAACTGGTTAAATATGACTGATTTAGATAGCAAGATATTTATGGTTAAGGGACAAAATGGAACCGGGAAATCTGCTATTTATGATATATTGCTCTTGGCGATTTGGGGAGAAAACACAAAAAAAAGCCCATTGACGAGCGGTGTCGTAAATCACAATAAAAGCAAAGGATATACTATAATAGATATAGATATTTTAAGAGATTCTAAAAGTGACGCAAGTGACGCAAGTGACGCAAGTGACGCAAGTGACGCAAGTGACGCAATAGAAGTAATAGATACTTATAGAATTGTTAGAAATTATACAAGAAAGAATGCTGGTAATAAATTGCTCGTTAGCAATACTATTATATATAAAAAAATAGCTCATACCGGAAAGGTTGAGATAATTAAGAAAGATACAGCGTGTAATAATGAGATAGCAATATTGTTCGGGAGTATTGAGGATTTCTTAGCTACTTCTATGATTACGCAAAATATAGATTGTGATATATTGAAAATGGATTTTAAATCTACACTTGAATTGATAGACAAATCATTTAATATTGAGTATATTTATAATCTTTATAATGTTTTCAATAAGACAATAAACAAATACAAGGGATTACAAAAGTATATTGAGAGTAAGAAAGATGTCTATGAAAAATTACTCTTAACCTCAAATTATACCGAGAATCACGAAGAAAAGATTGAACAGATGAAAAAAGATTTAGAAATTCTTAAAAATTCCAATAGCGCTTTTGTAGAAGAATACAATTACAAGAATAGCATATTGAGTAATAGAAATATTGAGTTGAGCACAAATGCCTGTTATAAATATGAAGCCTTGAAAAATAAAATTAATTTAGAAAAGTTGGTATCACAAGATATCTATGACATCAAGGTTAAAAGACTTGCTGAATTAGAGTTTATATTGAAAGGCAAAAATATTATAGAGCTTAGCAAAGTATCTCTCGAAGCCTACTGTGATAATAAAGAGATTATAGAGATTACTAAGCCGTGCGATATATCTATAATAAATAATGAGCATAAATATCTAAATGAATATTTTGATATATTTGATGATAATAATAGCAAGTATAATACAAATGATGAGAATGATGTTATTGAATGTCTTGAGAATCTAAAGAATGAATATGATGACTTGGAGATTTTGGCAAAATCTTTAATAGCCGAAAAGCCTAATAAGGCAACCAAGATTGATAAGCCTATCAAGGCGAGGAAGGAATGTTTAAACAATATCAAGAAAATATTTGGAAGCCTTGAATATATGGATGAGATCATAGAAACAACAGGATGCTTAAATTTGAACATTAAATCCGGTGCGATTGAAGATTTATCGCTTGAATGTTATAATAAATGCCTTGAAGACAAGGAGAATATTAAAAATAAGGTAGATGATTATAATAACCGGTTAAAAAACAATGAAGCCCTATTTGATAAATGCTTTAAGGAACAAGAAAATATACAAAATGTATCGATGCCGCCAGCGATGCCAGCTACGCCAGCGATGTCAGCGATGTCAGCGATGCCAGCGATGCCAGCTACGCCAGCGAGCTGTGAGATTAATTGCGAGAATGCTGATAAAGTTATGGGAGAAATTGAAAAAATAGATTACAATTATATTGACGGGTTTTTAAAAGAGAATGAGGAATCTGTTGAGAAATACAAAGATATAATGAAGGAACTGAGAGAAACAGAAGAAGATAGATTGAAATATGCTGAGGAATTAAGGCTTTTTGAGAATAACGAAGAATACCATTTTAATCCTTCGTGTGAATATTGCTGTAAAAGAAGCTGGGTCAGCAGAATAAAGGAACTGCGAATTATAATAGACAGGTATGACAATGATATTAATAAAATTAAAAATAAATTGAATATCAATGTAAATTATGAAGAACTCATAGATAAGATGGAAACATATAAAAATATGAAAGATAGATATGATATATTACAAGAATGGTGTGAATACTTTAAATACAAAGAGAAGCGTGATAAGCTAAATGAAAAGCTTAACAAACTGATAGAGAATAAGAAGAAATATAATAGGATAATTAGCGAAGGAACAAAAGAGCTTGAAAATATCAATAAATATGTGTGGAGCTATTATAAAAAAGCGAAGGAATTGAGAGAGCACCTTGATAACATAATAAATTACGAAAAGTATAGGGCGTGGGAAATTAAATATATTGAGAATACGAACAGGATGAATGATATTGACAGAAATATGAAAGAATATGCTGATATAGCTAATTATAATAAGAATATTAAACCACGCATTATAGCGTATCGCTCGTTAGTAGATAGTTATAATAAATGGAAGCTATATAATGACTATATAAATGTAATACATTCGCGTGAATACCTTGAAATCAAGGAGATACAAGAGAATTATATAAATAACGAAATATACAAGAGTTATAGTGAGGTTAAGCCGATTATTGAGAGGGTTTTGGAATTGAAGGAAATTATTAATGATAGCGAGAAAACCATCATAAAACAGCGCGATTATATAACAGAAAAGACTGCTATATTCAATTATAATAGCGCGAATATCAAGAGTCTTAATGAATTGCGAGATATTTTAGAGAACATAAATAATATGCTTACAGTACTTGATACTATTATCATTAATTTTCAGGATTTCCGCATTAATCTCTATGATAATGTAGTGCTTAAAAAATTACTTCACAATACTAATAAGATGCTAAAAAATATCTGTCATTCTATCACAAAACCCTTTGAATTAGATTATATAACAAATGTATCGCGAGATATGATACATATCAATTGGTTAATTAAGAATGTTAATATTGTCGGAGGCGGAGGAAGCGTAGGCGATAATAATAAGCAGATTATTTCTATAAATCAAGCATCGGGATTCCAGCAGTTTGTGATATCTCTGGCATTACGTTTGTGTTTGTTTGGAAATAACAAGGCAATATGTAAGCAGCTATATATTGACGAGGGATTTGTAAGTTTTGACAAATATAATTTATCAATCGTTCCTAACTTCCTAAAATCGCTTTTGGCATATTTTGATACAATTGTTATTGTATCGCACATAGACTTAATTCAGGATAGTATAGATGATTGTGATTGTATTGCTGAAATAAATTATAACAACAAGACCTCGGTCTCAACACTTACTTATAAGACTCCTGTAGATATAGAATATTCCGTTGTGGGGAAAAGGAAGACCATAACAAGGCGAAAATAATATCCTATAATTAGTTATTAAGCCACAAGCAATATAGGTATTATGCTAAATTACATAAATTGCATTATATGCCATACAATTCACTACACACGACACACTATAAATTGTAATATAGCTTATAGCTTTGTAATTTTAGAATGCGATAATATATAAAATTATACAGCAACACACATATATATAATTATTTTTTATTATTTATATAATATAGTACAAATATGGTAAAAAAAACAAGCCGGAAGAAACAAGAGAAATTCCGTAGAATAATCGAAAAAAAAAATATTAAAACAAACTTTTTATTAGTAGATAGGTTAAATAATATTTTAGACTATTTGAAAAATGCTATTGAAGATATCAAAATTAAAAATCTTATTAAAGCTATGAATATGAAGAATGATTATACCTTTAAAGATGAAGATATTAATAATGAAATTAATAATAGTGAGGATTACAGTACTACAAATATTAATAATATTGAGAATATTATAAAATTTACATTATTATGTTTATTATACAATAACGATAATTATAGCCATCAATTATTACATAAAAATAATAAATCGTATGCTCCAGAATATAAAGGGCAGATATTAACAGATGATGTATTAAAAAAAATAAAGATAACAAATAAGAAATTAACATCATTTGCGGAAAAATATTATAAATTTTTTAAAGATGAGGTAAACAATTTATTAATATTTTACCTTTACTATAGCGAAGATAATGTTGATGAGCCTAATATTCCTAATGTTGATGAGCCTAATATTCCTAAAATTAGAAGCTATATATGTGATATTTATGATGGAATAGTCTTATTACGTCATAGTAGTGATAAATTAGAATTAATAGTTTATGATGAAAAATCTTTTACCAGTAGAGTATTAAAAACAAAACCTTTTACCAATAGAAAATTAACAAACAATGAAGATATTACAAATTTTTTTAAAAAATATAAAAATTATTTAATTATTAAAAAATATAAAGACAAAATCAAAAATTGTATATATGATTGTATGATACAAATTATTTATAAAATTGTGAATGTTTTGATATTGAATATCAAAAATTACAAAAAATATCTTGCCACTTTATCTACTGGTTCATAGGTCTCAGACGAGTCACCTGTTTCAAATTAGTTGTGTTTTTTTCTACTTCTAATTCTGCTGTTGGTGCTTTTGCGGCTACTTTGCTACTTGTTTTGCTTCTTTTGCTGCTGGTGCTGCTGGTGCTGCTGTTGTTACTGCTGTTGTTACTGGTAGTGGTATTAGTGGTCTTGCTGCTAGTCTTTCTGCTAATCTTTGTCGTGCTGCTGCTGCTGCTGTTTTTGCTGCTGCTGCTTCTGCTGTTGGTGCTTTTTTTGCTACTAATTTTTCTTTTGCTTCTTTTGCTGCTGGTGCTGCTGGTGCTCCTGCTTCTCTTGCTCCTGATGCTGCTGCTCCTGATGCTGCTGGTGCTTCTGCTGTTGGTGCTTTTTTTGCTGCTAATTTTTCTGCTGCTCCTGATGCTGCTGCTCCTGCTTCTTCCTCACCCTCTGTCTCTGTCTCTCCTCCATCTTCCTCATCTTCGCCTTCGTTGCCTTCTCCTTTATTTGTTATAAAAGATTTATATTTAGATTCAAATTTTTCATACATAAATGAGAAATAATCTATATAATATAAATTTAAATATTCTTCAATAGATACTTCAATAGATACTTTTACTGCATCTTTTTCAATTTGATATACATCATTATGAGACGTTATTAAAATTGTTTTAGTAATTGTAAAAGTATTATTATTTACTGTTCCTATAAATAGCATATGTGAAGCTACTATATCATCATTAGTCGTTGTCGTTATAAACTGATTTTGCGTTATATCATATATTATTACATTTACAAATTTTTGTTTTAATTGTTCTATGTTTAATATTATATCAGTATCAGTATCAGTATCAAATTTTATAGAAAATGAGTATATATCTTTTGATTTATCTTTTGATTTATCTTTTGATTTATCTATTAATGTTAATACCGCATCACTAATTTTTGTATTTTCATTTAATTCTATTTCATCAAATCCCTCAAAGAATACACGTGTTCTATCTCCATTATTAATAAAATTTTTTTTTATAGAATCACTATACATAAATGTAATGTCTTTTATAGTAGGAGATTGTTCCATTATATATATATTATATCTACTTATATAATATAAATAAATTATTTTAATTTTTACACTTGTAAATGTCCAAATGTGTAAAATAGAAGAATTGAAAAATTATATACTATATTATATGGTATATGTAAAATAATATGATAATAAAACTTCAAGAACTAAAGCAAAAAATTTGAGTTTAATATTGTATATACTTGTAGGCTGATATTGCTATTTGAAGCAAATTATAATATTTAATAGTATCACAGCCAACAATATTATTAAAGGCTAAAATAAAAATCTTTTATTAGGAATGTTTATTATCTCTATATCTTCCTGTATGCGAAAGTGGTGCAAGATATGTACTCTAATTTATTTCATACAACTTATTAGATATACACGATATGATTCAAAATATATTAGTTATTCTTAATAGCTTCCATAATTACATCTACATTCCACTTAAACTTTGCATCAGTACCATAAAATTTGTGTTTTTTAGCAACATTTAAATATCCTATTATTTCCTTTTTATTAGAAAAATTATTACTGAAAAATTCGCTCAAAATCCCATTGAACTTGGAATATAGATTTTTTTCTTTTAAAATTTCATTATGTACTTTCATAAATTCATTAGAGGGATAAGAGAAATAATGTATTGAATAATCTATAGGATTATATATTATCCTATATGCTATATAATTTTGCTTATCTTCCCTCTCTTTTCCCATATCATATGACGTTGCAATATGTTCAAACTTTTTATTATTTATATTATTTGTTTTATTTATATTAGAATTATCAGTTATATTTTTTGCTAATATATCATATATGTTTTCATTTGTAATAGCTTTGCCATCAATTAAAAATTCTAATGTATTAAATGATTCATTATAATTATGTTTTATATCAATAGATTGATATAAATCTTGTAGCAAATATATTACAGGATTTCTATTAATAATTTTGACTATTATATCATTGTAGAATTTATATGTATCTGAATAAAATAGTCTAACTATCATATTATTTTGTTTCAATACCGGATTATCATTTAAAAAATTTATATAATTATAATTAATTTCATCTGTATTATACTGAATTTTTGTAGATTCACCTTCTAATCTTTTTTTATATTTTTCATCATTTTCACTATTACTCTTTAAATCTATGTGATTTGAAAGTTTGCTTTTAATTAAATCTTCATATTTACTATCTGTTATTAAATTTAAATACTTTTCACACAATAATAATGTATTACTAGATAATGTATTAATAGATACTATATGTTCTATTATATTTGTTAAAGCGAATTTTGTAGATGTTTCATCATTAATCTTTTTTATTTCTGGTTTTTTCTTTAATTCATTAATTAATATGTCTGTGAAAGAATCTTTTGGGGTAGGTGTAGTGTTGATGCTTTGTTGAAGATGGCGTGTATGCCACAACGGACTTTTAGAACTATCATATATAAATTTTTTATGCGTAACATCTGTATACGATAAGTTATTTTTATTTTCATTTAAATTAATTACAAATATTTTTATATCATTATCATTTACACTGATATGACTATCTAAATTATTCTTAGATAATCTAATAAGTATTTCATTTTTTCTTTCAGTCATTAATTTGAAAATAGTAGTTTTTTCATTATCATCATTTACATATTCGTCTTTTAATAAATTATTATCACTAAAAAAATCTTTAAAGGTTTTCTTATTAAAATTAAACTTCCAATTTAAAAAGAATTTTTTTAACCTATTAAAAATAGTAGTTTTAATAGGTTCAAAATATGTATTAACATAATATTTTTCATAGAATAAAAACCGGTCGTATGTAGCAAAACATCTGTATATTTGTTCTATGTATTCTGGTGCAATATTTATAAATTTGTATATTAAATCATCTATTTTTTTTTTTTCGGTGCTATTCTTAATTATTGTAATTATATTTAATAATGCCTGTAATGCTGGTACTGTACCGGCTTGTGTTTGTAAATAAGAAAATACGCCTATTAAATTAGTTTGAACAAGCTCTGTGATGTGCTCATTTTGTGCTTCTGCTGGTGCTGCTGGTGATGCTGGTGCTACATCTGCTTCTGCTTCTGTTTTTGCTGCTTCTGCTTCTGCTAATTTTTCTGCTGCTGCTGGTGATGCTGGTGCTACATCTGCTTCTGCTTCTGTTTTTGCTGCTTCTGCTTCTGCTAATTTTTCTGCTGCTGCTGGTGCTGCTGGTGCTCCTGCTTCTCTTGCTGCTTCTATTCCTGTTTTTGCTGCTTCTGCTGGTGCTGCTGTTACTGCTGATGCTGCTTTTGCTGCTGGTGGTGCTGGTGCTGGTGCTAGTGCTGGTGCTGGTGCTGGTGCTGGTGCTGCTCCTGGTGCTGTTGGTGCTTCTGCTGTTGGTGCTGCTCCTGATGCTGCTGGTGCTTCTGTTTTTGCTGCTTCTGATGCTGCTGCTCCTGATGCTGCTGCTGGTGTTGGTGGTGGTGGTGATATAGGTGCTGCTGCTTTTTCTGCTGCTCCTGATGCTGCTGGTGCTGCTGCTCCTGATGCTGCTGGTGCTGGTGGTGGTGCTGGTGCTGGTGGTGGTGCTGGTGCTGCTGCTGGTGGTGATGCTGGTGCTGCTGCTGTTTTTGCTGTTGCTGCTGCTTTTGCTGGTGCTCCTGATGCTGCTAATTTTTTTGCTTCTTCATCTACTGCTTTTTTTTCTTCGTCTGCTGTTCTTGCTTTTTCCGATGATGTTTTTGCTCCCGTTAATAGTGTGCTTCCAATATCCCCAATTTTTTTTGGTGCTTTTCTGACTACATTTGCTGTTTTTTTTGCTGCTTTTACTATTTTAGTTCCCATATGGGCTAATATGCCTTTTTTTTTTTCTGTTTTATGTGGTTCTTTTTGTATTAGTTGTCTTCTTTCTACTTGCCCGGTTTTATATATTTCACTTTTAATAGATTCAAACTCTTCTATTGTACTATCTAATTTATTTTCTTCTTTTAATATTAGCTTATCAAAATTTGGTAAAATATTTTCAGAGTAAATTATTATTAAATTAATTTTATTATATGATTTATATTGATATAACCCTTCATTATCAATATCTTTTTGTTTAGAAATTATTATAATATGGTCTGAATTATCATATATTATTTTTAATATATGGTTTATATTATAATACCTTTGTATATAATATTTAATTATTAAATTACCTTTTATATGAATTACACAATTATAAGCGTTTAATAGCTCATTAATATCATATAAAGTTTTCTCACCGTCTTTTTTATATAATATAGTATATTTATTACTCTCATTTCCTGCGATTTTTTCTTGTACAAAGTTATATTTTTGAGTAGTATTTGTAGATATAGCTGGTATTTTTTGTTCTTTATCATCTTTATATAAAACTGAAAATACAGCATTTAAATTATTTTGAACATGATCTAATATGTTATTCTCTTGTTCTTTATCATCTTTATATAAAACTGAAAATACAGCATTTAAATTATTTTGAACATGATCTAATATGTTATTCTCTTGTTTTTTATCATCTTTATATAAAACTGAAAATACAGCATTTAAATTATTTTGAACATGATCTGATATGTTATTAGGTTCGCTACTCATTTTTTCGCGTCTTATTATATAATGCAAAGAATTAAATACCTTATTTAAATTATTTTGGATAGTAAATAATAACATCTTGCGAGCATCTCTTTCTGCTAATCTTTTTTGTTTTTTTGCTGCTGCTGTTTTTGCTGCTGCTGTTTTTGCTGCTGCTAATTTTTCTGCTTCTGCTGTTTTTGCTGTTGCTGCTGGTGGTGGTGCTGGTGTTGGTGCTACATCTGCTTCTGCTGTTTTTGCATCTGGTGCTGCTGTTACTGTTGCTGCTTCTGTTGCTTCTGTTGCTTCTGGTGCTGCTGTTACTGCTGCTGCTGCTGTTACTGCTGCTGCTGCTAATTTTGCTGATTCTATTAAATCTGCTTCTGCTAATTTTTCTGCTTCTGTTGCTTCTGTTGCTTCTGTTAAATCTGCTGCTAATTTTTCTGCTTCTGCTGTTTTTGCATCTGGTGCTGCTGTTACTGTTGCTGCTTCTTCTGTTTTTGCTGTTGCTGCTGCTGCTGGTGCTGGTGCTGCTGCTGCTGTTTTTGCTGTTGCTGCTGCTGCTGGTGTTGGTGCTGGTGGTGGTATAGGTGCTGCTCCTGATGCTGCTGCTTTTTCTGCTGTTTTTGCTGCTTCTTCTGTCTCGTTTTCTGCTGCTGCTAATTTTGCTGCTGCTGCTGCTGCTAATTTTGCTGATTCTGCTATTTTTTTTGCTTCTTCATCTACTGCTTTTTTTTTTTCTTCTTCTGCTGTTTTTCTTGCTTTATCAGCTTTTTCTTGTGAATTATTTAAAGCTTCATCAATTTTAGAAAATTCTGTATTATTATAAACACAAATATTTTTATAAATTTTATATCTTAACATAGCTTCATTGTCTTCATTAGCATCGTTATGATTATCATTATTTTCATATTCATTAATATATTTTACTGTATCATTAGAAAATAAGGAAAAAAAATCATAGATTAAATTATTATCTTCTTTATGTGTAAGAATATTATTATTAAGTGTAGATTTTTCTTCAATATATTGATTTATATCTGATATTAATATATCATTATTTATATAATTTTTATTATAAGGATTTATTTTAAAAATAATAAATATATTTCTAATTAAATCCTTAAAAAATTCATCGCATAAATTAAAAATATTATTATCATTACTTATATCCTTATTAAAATATATGTTATAATTACTTATATTGTCTTGACTCCATAATTTAATCTTATCAATTATATTATTAACTTTTTTATTACTATATAATGTTTCAAGAGATTTATTAATAGATGTATCAATATTATATAAATTAGAACATATATTTATAAAATAATAAAATATTCTATATAATATATATAGATATATATATATCATTTTAGTTCTGATTGCATTATATAAATATATATTTAAAATACGATACATATTAAATTTCCAAATTAATAAAAATATATCATTATTACTATCCGGACTGACATCTTTTTTAGTTGTATTTCTTGGAATATGCACAAAATTATATATTTTGTTTTCTATTTCTTCAGCTTTATCATATGTTTCTGCCTTATTAATAATTGCAATAGATTTATTATCCATTAAATATTGAGCTATTTTATCCAAATTTATTTTATCAAAATTAGGATAAGTGTTTGATTTAAATAAGGGTTCTAATTTATCTTTAAATTTAGTATCACTATAACATAAGAAATTTATAATAATATATCTATTTTTTAATATTTCAAATTCAGGAATTTTATTTATTAAACCATCATTGGTTGCTAAAATTTTATCTAAAAATTTATCTATAATTCTTCTTATATTATGCATCTGTATTGATTTATTATCTGATTTTTGTGTTGAGTTATTAAAAATTTCATTTTTATAATATTCATATTGATTATTATTATTATCATAAAGTAATATATTTATAAAATTTTCTTTTATTTTATCAAAATCATATGTTGTATTATTTTTTTCCATTATTATAATATAATAATATAATATTATTGATATATCTTTTTCAATTTATCTAGGGTAGTATTGTATAATGAATTATATTCTTGATTATAAATATCAGGAATCACTTCGTAATTACTAATGTTTACCTTAACATCATAATCATAGTCATCTATTATAGAAAATATTACAAAAAATGTATCTTCGCCAGTAGCTTCTGAATCTTTATCAATTTTATTATTTCTTTTATATATAATATTATAAAATGACATATACAATTCTATCATAAATTTATCTTGTGTAGTATATTTTTTAAAATATACTTTAAATTTATTACTTGCTTTTTTAATAATTATAAAATGATTTATATTTATAATACCACTACTATAGTTTTTTTCAAGAACCAACTTTATTAATTTTGAATCTTTATTAAATATGTATATTTTATTATCTAATATAATACTCTTATATGTTTCATCGGAAGGATTTAAAACTATATTACTCAAATCTATAGTCGTGACAATTTCTGTTTCATCTGTGCCATCTGTGTCAATTGTGCCATCAGCTTTTTTAATATCATATACATGCAAAATTACATTTATACTTGCGCCCCCACATATTTTTTGTAGTATATAAGAACCCTTGTATTTTTTAACAGGATAATATTTATTTTTATCTCTAATATATTTTTTATTATTTTCATCTATATATATATATTTCCTATCACCAGAAACAGTATCTATATGAGAACGCACATACATATTATATAATCTATTATTATATAATATAATAAAATATAAAATAACATAATAACATAAGTTTGCCACATCATAAATGAAATTACTATTTATAATCCAAGTGGTCGAATCCATACGGGAACGCAAATATTGTCATTTTTGACACTGTGTGAAAAGAAACAATCGCATTTAAAATTACAATATTTACTACGAATAGGCTTAGGATTTGTCATAGCATTTGTAATATTTGCGGTATTTGCCATAGCTAATAAACTACGTGTTTCTTTCTTAAAATAAGGGTTTAAGCCTCCTATATATATTGCGTTAATAAATGATATATATACTAATAACGTTATAATGTTCAACATTTTTATAAATTATTATATAATATTATTTTTATATACATATATACAAGGATATAGACGAAAATATATGGATATTGATGATAAAAAAACGTATTTTATAATGACAAACGAAAAAGGTGATTATGGCTGTATGACATTTACAGATTACGAAATGTATATAAACTCGCTCAATACATATAGAAGTCTTGGATGGATAGACTAAATATGTAAAAGAACTGTATAATATTTATTTTTTTATTCATTATAATAAGAATGGAAGGTATATCATCGGCGAAAGAAATGCAAATAAAAAAAAACAGAGCCAACATATTAAATGAAAAGCAGTGTAAGGCGTATATTAAAGATTGTAGAGATTATATTGAAGGCAAAATATCTCAAATAAAACATCCAAATACTCGTGTCCCTATTAAAGATGTAGCAACAGTAAAATATTTATATAATAAATGTTCTGAAAAGTATGAACTCGGCAACTCAATCCCTTCGTCAAGTATATCAAAGATTACTAAAATGATGAACGAGACAAAAACCAGTAATTCTACATCTCCAAAATCAAGGGAATTTGAAAGTTATGAGAATGACATATATATTAAAAGTAATGATGATATATTAGATATATTAAATTTTCCTATAAATACTTTCAAAAATAACAGGGTTATAATAAAAAGATTATTTGTAAATAATATAAGCGATAAAAAAGGGTTAGCGGTATTAAAGGAACATTTGAATGATCCTAATAATAATTCAGATTATGGAATGAGTTACCGTGAATATATAAAAGAAATAGCAAAATATATACCAATTTATAATCCTTTTATGGATAAACGCAATTTAACAAAATATATTTTAGAATATTACAATCCGGATAATGAATTGGGGCGAAATAGATTATTGTTTCTTACGGATTATTGCCAAAAAGTATATATATCAGCAATATTTCAGGATACGCGAAATATAAATATGGGACATATAATATATGACGAGAATTATAGAGCTGTATCAACGCCGAACGGATTTTTTGCGAGATTATCGCAAAATAGATATTTTTATTATGCTTTATATTATATACATGATATATTTATGAGTTACATTAATGATTATGAGCTAACACGCAATTTTATACTAATTAAAGGACTAATTAGAAAATTATTAGACAAGGATTTTGTTATTGAAGATAGAGCATTATCCGTATCGTTTAGTAAAAGCAGTAGCAGTTCAAAAAGCAGTGATATAAAAAAGAGAGGGTCTAATATGAACAATATATATCGCCAATTTGGTAAAAAAGAGTTTGTAAAATATATTATGAATAATGGTAATAATTCACGAACAGTAAATAATGAAGACCCTTATTTGGCACTTGAATGGGAAAAAATGTCTATTAATAAACTGCGAATGGTAGTAAAAATACCTACTACCATAAATGGACAAATATTCACCTATGCTTTTGATTCCAAAAGTTTATATAAAGACTGGAAGAATGCAATTAGAGATAGAAAGCCTTTTATCAATCCTTTTACGCGAATGCCATTTTCATTAGAAGATGAGAGGAAAATACTTGAAATATTAGAGAAGAAGTATCCAACAATAAAGAAACCTTCAATAAATCCGACAATGAGATTTGACATATATTACGAGGATGTACAAAATATTCGTGAAAACGGAGTATATTACTGGAGAATAAATATATGGTATAATTACGGTACGAGAGAAACACCGGCATATATTAAGATTTTGTGTATAAATATCATTTCGGAACTAGATATATATTATGACGATACACGAGTCGGATATAATCCTACCTATCTATTTGATAATATAAATAGATTGAAAATGGAAAACAAAATAATAAGCAAGCAGATGCCCTTTAAATTACATCCGGCTTTTATGAAATATTATAATTCGTATATAACAACCGAAGAGCAATATCTTGACTTTTTCAGACTAATAAACAGATAATAATCTGTATAATTTTCCTAATTATAAGTGTCATTACACGGAAAAAACCAACGATGCAAGATAATATAATTGAAGGTTTTGGATTAGGTGCTGGGTTTGCTGTTGCCGATAACAATAATATGGTAGATATGTTTTTCTAAATTACTAAATGTAAATTATAAGGCATTCTTAATTTTATTTGAGAAATCCATATATTTATCCATAGTATCAAGTATAGTATTATTATACTCTAATAATACATTTAATGGCTTGATAGGAATACTTTTTCCTAATATTTTTTTATTTCGCACAAGAAAATTGATGTTATCAAATAATATTTGCGGAATATGTGCGGCATCTATATCTTCATTAGGAAAACTGTAAGGTATTCTAATATGTATTAAAGGTACTAATATATTTGCTTGGTCGGGTATTTTAACTATATATTGGAATACGATTGCTATATACTGATATTCTCGTACAGTATGATATGAAATGTCGCGTCTTCCTTCGCCAAATGTCGGTCTTTCTAATCGCGGATACATAGATAACATAGCATTCATAATATTCTCTTTATCTTCCTCGGTAAATGGTGCTCTATTATAGGGATTAACAAATGGTCTCCTTTGATTTTCATTGCTTTTTACGCAATCTCTCCAATATTTATACAACGTTTTGACATAAAAAGCGTGTCTATATGTTCTGCCATTTATAACTGATGGTATTGAAATAACCTTTTTAAGCTTGGCGACAGACATATCTTTCCACTCGTCACCTGAGAGGTCGCTATTATACATATTATTTTGTAAAATATCAGCGATCATTTCTTCCTTTGTTTTCTTATATCTTTCAATATTTGCTTTAGATTGGTAATGACTATGTCCGCTCGATGAGCTTCTTGGAGTTCCAGACCAATTAGGTGAGTTGCTCAAAGATATAGAATCATCATTATAAGTCAATGATATATTCCTTGTTATAAGCTGGTCTAATAACATTATGTTTTTATTTACGGAGTCAATAACAAAATTATTATTAATAATATTAGGGTTAATATTATCCCTCATAAGAACGTGAATAAATTGAACTGCCAAATATTTTTCTATATTATTATCTAATTTTCTAATAATATCTTCGCGATTCCTATTATGTTCAGAATACATAATGATATTAGTAAATAAGGTATATGGTGATAATTCTGTGGGAAGTATTCTTATCTCATTAGGATTTTTATAAATGGTATTTTTCCACATACTGTTTATTTTCTTGCCCGTATTTTTTATAGAATTAATTATATTAGGACGCATTGTTGAAGCGACTTTGTCAATTCTAAAAGGGTCGTAAGTATAACCAAGTTCCCAGCCATATTGTCTTGATAAAATATCTGCTGAAATGGTATTCTTAGTATATATATCTGTCATAATTCTGTTAATTTCTTCTAAAATTTTGTAGTAAGATGTTATATATTTATTTTGCGTAGTTGTGCGATTAATTTCAAGATATTCTTTCAGTTTATATAAGCCCGCTTCTAATGTTATTTGTTTAGGGAACAGCGACTCTATAAATTTTCTATTTTGAGAAGGTGTATTTATGGGCATATATATAATTTCTTGAACCTTGACATAAGAATCGAGAATCACATCATTATCACCTGATTCAGCTGAAGATGAAGACGAAAATAATTCTTCATAATCATAGTTTTTCTTGCATTTTTGATATATATATTCTATCCTATCTGTATCATTAAGCTGTTTATTAGTTTTCGGATTATTTATCTTTGATATCTTGCCTTTTTTATATTCATTATAATCTTTAATAAAAGCCTCACATTGCCTTTCTGTTAAATTGTTATTTTTATCATTTTTAAAAGCTGATATTTTAGAAGCTGAAGACATATTCTAATATAATTAGAATATTTTTTTATTATTATAATTATAAAATGTTCTATATTTTATCAAAATTTTAAAAAAAATGACAGGAATTATTTATAGTATTTATACACATATGTCAACTATGTCCGTAGCCGCTGCTGCTTCTGCTGCCTCTGCTGCCTCTGCTTCTGCTGCTTCTGCTGCTTCTGCTGCTTCTACTTCCTTGTTTCTGGTAATTTTCTTGAATGCCATCAGTATTGCCGAGACTCGCATTCATCATATGAGTACTCGGGGAAGCAAAAGATACTGTAATTATGATTGGGTTAAGAATATTGAGCGCGAGAGAGATGAGTTGAAGAATCGCCTTGAATTTATCAGCGATAGCAATTCATATATGGAAACTATGATTACTCGCAATAGTTGCAATCCAGGATATATGTTTAAGTATAATATTGATGATGATTATACTATTAAATGTATTGCTTGTCCTGAAAATCATTACAGAGCCAAGACTAATAATACTTGTTATCATTGCCCCGAAGGTTTCTATTCGGCACCTGGTTCTGCTGAATGTAAGAAGGCAATTTCTAATAGTAGCAATGTTCATACCTTATGTGATGAAGGGTATATTGTAGGCTCTAATAAGTTCGGCTATCACTTGGCAAGCTGTATTGAATGCCAGTCGTTGAACAAGAATAGTTATATGCCTTATAAGAATAATCACGATACTTGTATGACTTGTCCAGTAGGTAGCGTGGTTAATCTTGGTGGAACTCAATGCTCCGAATGTCCCGCTGGACACTTTGAAAAGGATAATAAGTGTATCAAGTGTAGTGCTGGAACTTATGCCGACAAAGAAGGTATGGTGAAGTGTAGTGATTGTAATAATAAGAATGCCCTCGCTTACTCTTCAATTGGTGGAACTAATTGTGACGATAGTATCTTTCATAGTTTTGCGAAGAAGTTTAATGATAATGTTGTGAATATGGATATAATATTGAAGCCTATTGTATTCGGTGCTCACAGTAGCGCAGCATATATTATTAACAATCAACGTGAAATCACAACAATTACACCTATTATTATGAGTATAGCAGTTATATCTGGCATCTTCTTTAATGCCTAAGCACAATATTTAATCCTAAAAACATAAAAACCTAAAACCCAAAAATATATATTTTTATACTTTTTATACTTTTTATACTTTTTATACTTTTTATACTTTTTATACTTTTTGTTATATTACTATGATATCGGGAATTAATTTGATATAGTATTTTTACTATCTTTAAAAAATTGATTGATATATAACAATATATTATTATCTGTCTGAGATGCCTATGATGTATCAGAAAGCCTCTACAACCTCTATTGCCTATACAGTCATCATAGCTGTGTTTGCTAATGTTGGTTACACAGATGCTCGCATTCACAAAATGAATTTTGTTACAAAGTGTGGATGTGCCAACACAGTCTCTAAGGAAAGAGATATGGCTTATAAGAAGTTTAATGAAGCCGTCAGTATTTCAGAAAATATTATTACTGTCAATAATTGTCCGCCCGGACACGAGTTTAAGTTTGATAACTATGTAAGTGATAATAGTAATCCCGACACAAAATATAAGATTGAATGTACCATTTGTCCCGAGAATTATTATAGGACATCAAGTAATTCATCTTGTTTGAAGTGTCCAGTAGGATTCTACTCGCAAGAAGGAGATAGTGAGTGTATCAAGGCAAAGACTAATACGAGCAACGTTCATACCTTGTGTAATAAGGGACACGTTTCAGGTAATGATAAGTTTGCTGATTATGAGAACAGTTGTTATTTATGTAATCGGGATAAAAAAGAATATATGCCATATATGAGTAATCACGATAAGTGCTTTGTATGTCCTGCGGGAAGTGTAGTTGATGAAAAAGCTCGCGAGTGTACCGAATGCCCTATTGGGTATTATGAAAAAGAAAATAAGTGCGTCGAATGCCCTATTGGTACTTATGCTGATAAAAGCGGGGCTGATAAGTGTAATGTGTGTAATAATGAATTTGCCTTGGCGTATCATTCTGTTGGCGGATATACTTGCGATAATAGCATCTTCTATGATTTGACAGAAGGTATAAAAAATAATCTGGTTAATATGGATATGCTATTGAAACCTCTAGCATATAGTGCGAATATTGGAATTGCTATGATAACAAATAATCGTCGTATGGCAGAACTTGCTATTCCTTGTATGGCAATGGCATATGTCGCATTTACTATGTAAGTATGTATACGTATGTGTGTGTATGTGTGTGTATCTATATTTTTTATATTATAGAGGATGACGATGATGATGTTTAATATAATAATTTTAATTCATTTTTGTATATTTTATAGCGACGGAAGATAATTTCTCTTAATACATTTTTAAGATTATTAGGATTATTCAGACAATATATATCTAATGTCATTTCTATATTTTTTAATTTTTTTTTCATATCTGAGATAGATTCTGAAGTACTGTTTAATAAATCCATATGTTCTGAGTTACTCATACATTCAACTATTATTTTACTATAGCTATTATTTTTGCTAGCAATATAAAAATCTGTACAATATTTAATATGTTCTTCTAAGAAAGATGTGTAATTATTAATAAGTTCAATTATATCTGGATATACCTTATTATTATTGTATTGTAATAATATGGCGGCAGAAATTTCATATGTACCATAGGGAAACTCATTATATGAATAATAAACAGACATAATATCTATCTAATTATATGCAATTCTATTTTTTACTATTGGGCGGTTCCCCCAAGAAGAATTGTAAAATCTTCTATGTTTAATATTGTTATTCCGAGTTCACGAGCCTTAATTATTTTAGTGGTATTTTCATTCTTATCTTTGACTACTAAATAGGATGTGTTTTTAGATATAGAAGTTGTTACCTTTCCTCCATTATCTACTATTGCCTTTTCATATTCTTTATTGCGAAATCCCGAAAATATGAATGTTTTATCTTTAAAATTAGTATTAATTTTAGTATTTTTAGGAGCCGCATTAATGGCATTATTGGCATCAACGCCTTTATTACATTTGAACCCTAAGCTATCATAAAATTCATAGTATTTTGGCAGATTTTCTATAAATAGCTCAGCACTTATTTTGGCAATCCCATTAATTTTTGTTAGTTCATCTACTTTTAATTTAAGAGCTTTATTGCGTCCCTTCTTAGTATTATCTATTATCTCGGGATATACATCAGTAATGCTTTTAATCTTTTTAGAGCCAAATCCGCGTCCCATAATATTAGAGGCATCCATCAAAACATTACAATCAACATCTTTAATTTTCTTCAAAGCTCCTATGATATTATCAGCACTTTTATTCTTAAATCCATCAATCTTTAGCAATTCCTCCTTCTTAATATTTATTATTTTATTTATAGTATCATATCCGGCATTATATATTTTCTCTATATTACCAGGGCCCATATAATCTATCTCAATTGTTTTCATAAAATAGATAATATTCTTAATATCATACTGACTATTCTTGTTGCCATCATCTATCATAATAATATCAACGTGCGTATCATTCCACTTATAATTAACTCCTTCTATTCCGGGCATACTCGGTTTTCCATTAGCGGACTTAGATAATACTGAATTAATATGAGGTATTACATTACCAGAACGAATGATAATAATTCGCGACCCGGGGCCAATAATGTTCTTCTCAATAAATCCTGCGTTAAATCCAGTCGCCTGTTTAATTTTAACATCATCTAACAATATTTCATCAAACTTAACAATAGGTTTCATATATTTGTCCTTTGATACATTCCATTCAACCTCTTTAACAACAACTTCAGCCTGTTCAAGTGTATGAATAGATTTAAAGGCAAAAGAATGCGTCGGGTTCTTGTCTTTTTCAATTTCATAATGCTTCCCAATATCAGAAATTACTATACCATCTATAATATAATCATTATTTCGGGATTTTTGTAGATTTTCTGATAAAATATCCAAGTTAATATTACTAACTACTTCATGATTTACTACTAAAAACTTCATTTTTTTAATGATTTCGAGACCATTCTTAATTTTTGGGTCATTTGGTGATATAAGGGTATAGCATACAAAATCAATAGCATTCAATATTTTTTTATTGAGAGTTTTTGAGTTAATTGCTCCTGATACAGTATTTCTTGGATTTGCCCCATTTTCTCCTTGAGCCTTGAGTTTTTCCCAATTATCTTTTGAAATAATTAGTTCGCCTCTAATCGCGAGATAATCGCCTATGATATTACTTAAATTCGGGAATCCATTAATATATGTAAGCAAATGGCTAATATCCTGACCATAAGTTCCGTTTCCGCGAGTATATAGCTTAATATCAAATTTATTTTTATCTGCCGTGTTTCTTTTATATACTATGAGACAACTAACACCATCAAGCTTATCGCTTATAATATAAGGACCTTTATATTGCTTCTTGTATTTTGTTATTTCTTCTTCACTGTCTTTAATTTTATTCTGAGAACCCATATAATATGGGAGAGCTACTTTATTATCAACATCGGCTCCTACACGCTTTAAATAAGGATCTTTGGGATATTTTTTGCGAATGTAGTCTTTAATAATATCATAGATATCATCTGTTAAAAGAGATTCAGTTCCATTAAAAAATGCTTCATCAGCTATTATAAGTAGTGCTATAATATCTTTTTTTTTATTTTTTTTTATAAAAGCCTGTGGGTCTGAATTAATAGCGTCATAATCAAAATCCATAGTATATTACTTACTTATAATAATAAAATATAATCATTTTTTTATAAGAGAAAAATAAAAAATAAAAAATAAAATATAATATAAAATATAAAAATACATAATATATAGTCATTTATCATACCATTTTATCATAAACAATCATTGTCGAATATATAATATCAAGTTCAGGGATGGAAATCATTAGGTCTTGCTATATACTTAATCCATTCACTTGGCTTGTATTTGTCCGATGATTTTAGGTTCAGCCAAAAGCCATACTTCCGAGCCATATTATACCTTTTCTGATTATCAGGAGTATTCGGATAAATATCCTCAAAATCTCTAAAACAAATTCGTCTTTTGATAATCTTGAGATTCTCGATAACTTCTTCGCTACTAAGATTTTCAATAAGATTATAATTGTTCTTAAAGATATCAATCAACTCTCTTTCATTAATCCTTGGTTCTTGTGCTACACCACACGGATTATTAACATCATTCCGAATAAGCCTTCTTTTATCAGAAACGAGTTCATTATCATTGACTATACCCTCGACAATTTGATGAATCAGAATTTTTGGAATATCTGAATCCTTCAACTGTAGATTATTATTGATTTTCTTGAACAGTTCTAGTGTCGTTTTCTTGTTCTCTCCATAACAATTATCAATGTTATACATAATACAAAGAATCTCCATCGTATCTTGTATCTTGCCATCTTCCAAAAGTTCGCGAATAACCTCTCTTCTATGTTGTCCATCAATCACATAGAGTTTATAAGCGCCCGTCGCCTTCTTATCATAGACAATACTAATAATCCACGCTGGAGAAATATCAGTATCATTGTCCATAATATCAAAGTAGTCATTGCCATTGTTAGAAATATACTGTTCTTTAAGCTCATTAACCTTGTCCTTATCAATGTTGCGGTTATAAATCCAATTTCCTACACATTGAATAAGCTCCTTGACAGTAATTTTAACAAGTGCCTTATTTTTACCAATATTATATAGTGTTCTACGCTGAATATCAAAACCGAGAGATGATGTGTAATTTTCAGGACTCTCGTCGTCTGAGTCAATATGACGAGCATTATTCTGAGCATTTTGATGGTTCATTGCTTGCGATCTGCTTGCGGTCTGCTTGCGGTCTGCTCGTGGTCTGCTTGCGGTCTGCTTGCGGTCTGCTTGCTGGTAGCAGGCTGACTGCTTAGCTGTTAGGCTATGCTGTAATTATATAGGGTATATAAGGGAATCAATTTTTATTTTTTTTTTGCTTTTTTAAGAACATTTTTTTTTATTTGTAATCTCTTAATATACACCCTTGAAGATTTAAAATGAGACATTTTTATATCCTTTATTTAGAATGTCAAAACATAAAAGTACTGATTACAAACTAACAGCTGTAAAATATTATTTGAAAGGTAAGAGTAGTTTAGATGAAGTTTGCCATATTTTCAATTGTTCTAAAAAGTCTTTGTTTAGATGGGTTAAAAGATACAAGATGATAAAAACATTACAAAGACAAAATAGAAAACCTATCTCTTATAAAATTACCAAACAACAACTTAAATATGCTATTAGTTTGTTAAATAAAAACAAACAGATTACTATGAAAGAATTATCTACACACGTAAATAAAAAATATAAGACATACAATATTACATCACAACATTTAGGTAAAGTCATAAGAGATAATAACATTACAAGAAAAAGAACTAAACATAAGCATTATCCTAAAATTAGACATAAAAATCCTACTAATCTGAATGAAGATTTAAGACATTTTTATGATGAGGTAAGTAAATACCCTATCAATAAAATCATTTGTTTAGACGAGACTGCTATACAACCTACTATGATAAAAGAATATAGTAGGTGTTATCTTGGTAAAAGATGTATTGTAAGGTCTGATGATAATTATGTTTTCAAAAGTTTTACATTATTGTGTGCGATATCAAGTTCTAAATGTATAGGTTATAAGTTATATGAAAAAGGCGGGACAACAAAAGAAAGATTTGTAGATTTCTTACAGCAAAATGTGTTTAACAAATATAAAAATTACCTCATTATATTGGATAATGCAGGTAGTCATAATAACGATTATGTAAAACAAGCAATTATCAATAGTGGTAATAAGTATTTATTTTCAGTCCCATACAACCCACAAGTAAATGCTATAGAGAATTGGTTTAGTCAGTTAAAACATTATCTTAAACTCAATAAAAGACTTCTGAAATATGATGAATTAAATAAAGCAATCAGGAAAGCCATTAGTAAAATTAAGACATCAAACTATGCTAAATATTTCAATTATGCTTACAAGAAAGAGGCATTCAAACACATTATTAGAAAGCAATCAACCTTGAAAAGAAAACTGAAGAATTATAAGGATTAATAACATATAAATATATAACTATGAACCTTAAAAGTATCTTGTATAGACAAGAACAAGAAGAAATAATAGAAAGGATTATAGATATATTACAATTGGATGACAATAAAAGTATAACATTATATGATTTAGATACTGATATAGAAAAGCAAGATAATATAATGAATATGATACCAGAAATAAGAAAGTTCTTTAGTTTTTCTACCATAATAGGAGCATCAGAACCTCATAAAGCAAAAAGACCATATTTATCAATTATTAAACAATTATGCAAAAATAAGTATGATATATCAGTACAAGATTGTAGATTGAAAGTAGATGGGAAAGATGTTAGAAGTAAGAGATATGTTTTTGTTTTGAAATCTTAAATACATTTTGTGAGTATGATATTTGTATGTTTGTTTTCATTCTTACATATTTTGTTTGTTGTACTTTCTTTTAATTTTGCTAATAAATTATTATACAATACTTTGATTTCTTCTTCCTTATCATACGCCCAAGGGCATTCACCACCTCTATGTAAATAGATTTGTTTATAATCTTTTATTGTATATGCATCATCTGTAGTTATACCTTTGTACCTTCTGTCAAGCATATAATATTCATCATCATTTATATTTATACAATAAGGCGTGTATTTCATCAAATAGTCATAATCAAATCCAAAGCCATTTATTGTTTTGATATGGATTTGTAAATTGACGTATGTATTTGTTTTCATCATATCATCTGTATGATATTTTTCAAGAGCATCATCACTAACAAAGTCTATATAACAAATATCTTTTATTAATCCACAATATATAACATCATTTAGTATAGCATTATTTTGTATGTAAAACTGAATTAAATTATGTTTGTCTTTAAAATGTAGTCTATATTTATCAGTAATATAATCAAGTTTATCTGAATAATGTAACTGTATAGAATGTTTATACTTATCTAATCTTTTTACAAACCTAACATCATTTAAGTCATATATTTTTTCATTTTCAATCACTTTATATTTGATTATGTTATTATAATAATTGTCTTTATATTTCATATCTTCATATTTGCAATTATGGTCCCATTCATCTCTATATGCTTCTACTTCATTTATTGTATAATTGTGTATTGTTGTATAATTACAATCATTTATTTCATAATCTATATACTTTATAATTATCTTATCAACTTCTACACATATCTTTATTAGCTTTTTCGTACCTCCAAAACTTTCATCATAACAATAATTGGGAAATAATACTTTAACTTCATCATCTATTTCTATTCGTGGTTTGTCTTCTTCATCATCAGTGTCTTCATTATGAACTACATTATTTGTTATTTTATTATGAATATCCTTTATCATATCTTTATAGTCTCCTTCAAAGTATTCTTTACCAATATCTCTTCTATGTGTATATTTATTTTTGAAGTCTCTTATTAGTTCTGTTTCTAATACATCACAATCATCACATACCTGTTGTAAGAGTAGTTTTGAACCTTTTGGATACTGTTTGAACCTTTGTAAGTTTTCTTGTTTTGTTTTACCAAGTTTATAAATCTTTTGATTGGTAGTTATGAACTCTCTTTCTTGAAGCAAGTAGATATAGTTAGACATTATATCATAATGCTGTCAAAACTTTATATAATATATCATTTTTTCTTATTTTTCTATGTATCATATTTTGACACTGAATTATTGAAAATAAAAATCTATATAAAGATTAGAGATAAAAATATAATTATGAGTTCTCTTGGAGATAAGAAGCCTCCTGACAAGCATTTAGATTATTTCAAATGTGTTAAGATACCATTAAAACATATTGTAAAGCATCCTGA